TGCAGGCGATGGGAGGGCTCGGCGCCCAGGCATCGACCGTTGGTCAGGAAGAGATCATAAGTGGCAACGTGTCGCGAAACGTTGCTGACATGAGAATGGCTGTCGTCGGGTTTGCATCGGATTGTATTTTGGATCTTGGACGCTTGATGTGGGAGGATCAGACACTTGAATTGCAAACATCTATTCCTGTCGAAAATAGCGGCATTCAAGTCTCTTCCGATTGGACGCCAGATTATCGGCAAGGCAAATTCGAGGATTACGAGTTCAAAGTTGAGCCGTATTCCATGGTCTTCAAAACTCCCGAACAGCATTTGCAGGAGCTATTCCAAGTGCTTCGCGAGATTGCACCGTTGTGGCCGATGTTCCAAGCGTCAGGAGCCACACTCGATGCCGCGGCAATTGTCGACGAAATTGCCAGACTGAAGAATCGACCAGAGTTCAAACGATTCATTACGTTCGCTGAGCCGATGGGGATGCTTGGTGGCGACGAGAACACGATCCGTCAAGCTGCAAACACGACCAGGACGAACATCCGGCAAAACGTTCCTACGGGCGGCACTGCAGAGAACCGAGCAAACTCTTTGATCCAATCGCTCATGGGTGGTAAATCGCAACTCAATGGGCAGCAACAGGCAGCAATGCAAAAGGGACCGGCGTAATGAAGATTCATGTACATGTACGTTTGGCTGATACCGAAAGAACGCTTGAATGGCGACAAGTCGAAGCCGAGACGCTGAGTGACGCGATTAAAGTTGCGGAAAAGATGCCAGACGTAGAAGTGTGTTTAGAGGCAAGTGTGATACCTGGGGGTGTAGTGACGTGAGTCAGATCGTTCGTAAATACAAAGGCAAGGAAGTAAGCCAAGAAGAGCTGGATCGCCTTATGCCACGCAAAGCAAACTGGCTAGAGGCTCCTGCAATGGCGGCAAACACATACACCGAACACAACCCTTTAATTTCCGAGGGGTGCGGAGTGATGAAGGCTCAAGTTGGCGAAACACGCGATCTTATACGTCGCCACAACATACAAGGAGCTGCTGTACTGGATAGCGGACAGGTTCGATTTACTAGCCGTCGAGCGCGAAAGGACTTTCTTGCGATGAGAGGGTTTTCGGACATTGATGGCGGATATTCTGATTGAGGAGTGAAAAAATGGGTGCAGAGATAGGGCTCAATGAAAGCATGAGCCCAGAAGAAATATCTTCATACGCCGAAAGTATTGCTCAGGAGGTAGCAGCTGAGCGGCAAGGTGATACAATGAGTGACGCGCAGATCATCAACGATGTTGCGCCAATTGAAGCATCTGCTGAGAAAAATGCCAGCAGTGAATCCGCCAAGGGCGAAACCCAAAGCGAGGAGTCCGGTGAAGAATCGTCATCTCCCAAGTGGATAAACGATGATGTGAAAGCCGAGGTTGCCGCGTACGGCATTAGCGAGTCGGACTTATCTGACTTTGCCAGTCGCGAGGAGTTGAATCGGGCTTTACGCCTACTTGATAAAACAGCTCTTGAAGTCGGTCGTAAGGCGACCGTTGAAAGCGAATCGGAAAAGACTCGCAATGACAAAGGGCAGTTTGTCAAAAAGGAAGAAGCCAATCCAAGCAGCTCTGAGGAAGAAGCTCCAAAGAGCGGCAAGTATGAAATTGCGTTGGACAAGGACATCTACGACGACGATATCGTAAGTGAATTTACGCGAATGCGGGATCATTACGAATCACGTCTCGAGAAGCTTGAATCGCACTTGATGACAGTCGAAGCCAAAGAAGAAGAGAGGCAGTTTGACAGTTTCGTTGATTCGCTTGGTCATGCCGACTTGTTCGGTAAAACTGGCGAAGAGACAGAAGCAGAACTGAAAAGACGCGACGATTTGTTTGTTGCTGTCAAAGCTCAGGTTCTTGGACTCGAAAAGATTGGAAGACCAACAAAGCAAAACCAACAGTTGGTCAAGCGTGTTGCGGATATGGTGTTCGCGGACGAATTGAGCAAGAAACGATTAAAACAACAGACTCAAAAGATTTCCAGGCAGAGCAACGGACGAATGGGCGGAAGTCCAACAAAGCCGCAACAGCCGTCAAGCCATCCGCGCGATGAATTTGACAGGCTCTACCAGGAACTCGAACGAGCTTAACCATAAAGGAATAGCCGAATGGCACTATCGATTGAGCAAATTGACGATTTCGTAAACAGCATTCATCAAAAGTTTGCTGGCGAAGATAAGCTTGCAGCACAGGATTTATCCTTGCCGTTGCAAGAGTACAAGTACGCATCGCGTCTTTTTTCGGGCAACCTGAAGAAAGACACGATGAGCACGTCGCAGTGCAAGTGGAAGGTGAAAGTCAACACTAACGACAACTTCCAGACGGTTGGTCTTTACCACCGGGATTCTTCGACTCGCGTGAATACGCTTGACGAAGGCGAAATGAAGTGGGCGTTGACCACGAACAACTATCACTACGACATCGACGAAGAGATCTTCCGAACTGGTGGGCGTCAGATCTACGATTACATCGAAGACCTGGAACGCGATCTTATGACGTCGTTCTACACCGGGATGGAAGATTTAATCTTTGGTCCTGGTCCTGTTGGTCCGACACAATCGCCGTTTTCGGTGGCATCGTTGCTTTGGTGGATCACCGCGACAAACGATGGCGTTACCGACAATAACGCTACAGAAGGCTTTAACGGTTTTGAGCCTATTGGCTGGTCAAGCAATGGCGTTGGTGGTATTTCTTGCACAACCTATCCGCAATGGCGCAACCGTACGTTCCCGTACACTGCTGTTAGCCGATCGGATTTTGTCGAGAAGTGCATTAACTCGATGGATCTTTGCCAGTTCGTGCCACCTGTTCAGCGACCAGACATCGTTGACCAAAAACGTCATGACTGGGAGTTGTTGACAACGCACAGCGTATTGGCTTCGAATCGCCGATTGCTGCAGCTTGGTAACGACAACATCGGAGATGACGTGGCTGCTCGAAGCGGCACTGTGTTCATTCGTGGTGTGCCGTTGACATGGGTTCCAGCGTGGACGAATGCTGGTAGCGTCAATGCTCGCACAGACGGTATCGTTCTTGGCGTTAACTGGTCGACGTTCCGAGCTTACTATGCTGCTGGTCGGCAAATGCGTAAGCGAAAGGCGTTCCAGCATCCAGAAATGAGCAACGTTCGCGTTCGCTGCATGGATGACTCGGTGCAAATGGTTTGCTTCAATCGCCGCGCTAACTTCCGTGGTTATTGCACACAAGCCGTAACTGAAACAGCGTAAGCGTAGTGCTTGCGTAACAAGTTCGTGACACCGTGTCACGAACTTAACGTCTATGGTGGGCGAGACGCTAAAGTACGCTCACCAAATTTTACAATGGGACAACACTCACCCAGGGCTGAGGCAATCCCGCAATCTTCCTTGAAAGGGAAAAAACATGATTACTTATGATGAATTGGCTATCGCTTATCTTCCGTCTGGAAGATTGTGGAAAGGCTTTGCGCCTCCAACTTCGTTTGGACCGCTTGGTAACTCGAACATTTCGCAGTCGGGGAATCCATCGTTTGGTTTCTACGACAACTTCCATTCGTTCCAAGCATCGACGCTTGAAGGTCCGTATCGGATTCTTGAAGGTACTGGTTGCACGATTGAGCAGATCGCTGACACGGCAACCGAAAAGGGATTGATTCAGCTTGCTGTGGACGGCAATGCGGCAAACGACGAAGCTGTTCTGCAGTGGGGTCGTGGGCTTGGCGCTCCGTTCATGCTTGCAGACAACGATCTCGTATTCGAATGCCGCCTGAACGTTAGTGCGATCACTGCAGCAAAATGGTCGTGGGCAGTTGGTTTGGCAAACGTCGCTGCTGGAGCAACGGACGGCTTGTTTGTGGATACCACTGGTATTCTTGCTACTGCTGCTTCGTTCTGCGGTTTTGCACACTTGTCGGCAGAGTCGTCGGCAGTGGACGGAGCGTTCAAGGCTGCCAGCCAAACGTACCAAGACGGTGCAACCAAGACGAAGCTGAACGCTTTAGCTACGATGGTCGCCAGTACCTACGTCAAGCTTGGTTTCCGATACCGAGCTGCACCGAAGACCGTTGAGTACTTCGTGAACGGGGTTCTTGCCGGTACAGGATCCGCACCTGCTCGTTTGACTTCTACGGAAATCAATGCAGCGACATTCCCAGATGATGTTTTCATGACTCCGATCATCGGTATCAAAGACATCGCTGGCGACACCGCGTTGAATCTGAAGGTCGACTGGATCGCTTGCGCGCAAATGCTGTAATCAGCGTATGCATTGCTGGGGTTGCGGTTCGTCAGCCCCAGCATTTTGATTTACTTCCATTGTGCGTTAAGGGTATTTGAATGATTCCTCCAGTAGTTGAGCCGGGAGACGTATTGCAGCGCCTGCGAATGCCTAATGCTGCTGGCGTCGTTGGGAAGTCAATTCGCGTAGTTTCCGTGAGTGGAGACACAGCGCAGATCGAGTGGGCTGATGCTGCGTACACTTCAGGAAGCTATCCTGACCCTGCATGGATCACAGAGTTAGCAGCAGCTAAGATCACCGGCACAATACCAAATGCTAGATTATCGTCGCATGTCATTTTAGCCGGAGCCGACACATCGCAACGAATTTCACTGGATGCCAATAACGGAATAGTTGATTGGGGGTTGGCTCTCACAGGAAACTCGCGTGGATCGTTGACCTGGGACGCGAACAAGGCAATTGTCGAGTCACCGGTAAGATTAGATTTGGAA